CCGGGGGAAAATGCCCCCCCATGCCACAGAAACAATCAAGCATCTTCATTTTTCCGTCACTTTGCCTTCTCTAATGTCAATTGCAACAACTGTTCTCTCTCAGCATCATGCCCTCTAACGCCCTTCAACTTCAACACAATATTATCAACCGCCAACAACCACGCCTCACGATTAACCCAAGGTTTACCTAACAAATGCTCAAGCCGAGCCTTAACCCGCCTAAAAACATAATCATCCATCAAACTAGAAGAAAGAGGTAAAGGCGGTTGCGGTTGACCAGGATAATGCACTTTACAATAATCAGCTAAAGCTTTAACAACCAACTCGCTAAAGCTAACCTTCTCTCTTTTCGCAAGCTCCTCAGCCTGCTCATAGACTTGTTTACAATCATTGATTCGCATTAATGTCATGGTTGTGAAGCCGTTTCTAAATTTTTTTGGACGCACCAAGAAGAACACCACGTTACATTACATTACATTACATAAATATAAAACTAATACTAATACTCTCCTCTCTACCATATCTAACCTCCAAAATTATTAACTATTCATAATGGTTGTTTGGTAGAACTAAACTGAGCATGACACAGTATAACATAATGAGTTGTGCATCGCTTTACCCTCAGCCTTTTTTCCAAGTGACCCTTTTAAGGTATCTTGGATGCTTTGGTTGTGGGCTGGTATCCCGCATTTCTCCTTACCAAAGGGAGATTTTACGAAGGCGATATTTATTAGTTCGTTTAACTTTAAAACTTTTTCGATAAAGCTTTTTATGGACGGAAGGGTTGCCGAGACCGCCCAACCCAACCAATCATGAAGTCACTGAACAATAATTCCAACAGTATCATAGTTGCAAGCTTTGTGTCTCGGTAGGCAACTCAACTATTATTCGCTTTTAGAATTTAAAATTTATCATATAAAATGGATAGGTCAAAAATAGTCATATAAAACGAAGCTAAATAGCCTAGACTAAACCACTAAAATGTCGTTAATCTTATATATGCCTTCTTACGAATAAGACAATTTAGTTAGCATGAAAGTATGTTAACTAACTTGCCTACCTACCCAAAAAGGTGTGTGCGGTTTCTGGGTATACTACATCGAGGAAAAAGAAGTAAAGAAAAAAAACGTGAACGTCTTAAGCGTTTCTTACACATTTTAAGTTTTTATGATGATGAACAAGCAGAAAGCATCAGCCTAGAAAACTCAAGTCGCATACTTGTTCATGAAGTAAGGGTTGGCTATGAAGTTAAAGCTGTACCATTAGAGGAACCTGTTGTGAAAGGTGAAATTTTAACGGATAAACGTGGAAGAGGTACGTTGCAAAATCCAATTGTAAGGGGGTGATTGTGTAGAATGGCATATACTATCAAAACAAGGAAAGCGATACCTCTAAAGTTTGTCTTGGTTTTAATCTTTGCCTTTATTGTAGGCATGATTGTTACAATTGCCTATTTCGTGCCTGCAGTTGCAGAGCTGTTTCTTTCTGGAATTGCCTTTGTTTGGTTAAACATCACCTCATTTGCAAACTGGCTTCTAGTACCTCAAGTATTTCTCAGCAGTGCAATAATATTGCTTGTTGTAATAATGATAACTCAACGGGGCTATCTCTTCAAGAAAAAAGTTACTGTACTACCTCAAACACAACCCCTTCAAAGTCAACTTCAACAGCCTTCACTTCAGCCACAGCCACAACCAACACCAACTGTAGTTCAACCTATAATAGAAGAAGTGAAAAAAGAGGAGACTCAAACCACTTCATGAGCACCACCACAAGCATTGAAGATTTACTCACTGCATTAAACATTAATTTTCCAAGCCGTGAACAAGAAACAGCACCAGCAGTATCAGCTTTCCCCTATGGCAATCGAGTAGCTCTCATGGGTCCACCAAACGTTGGCAAAACCGTAACCGTTGCTGGCTTAGTTATGCGTGCAGAACACAAAGTCGCTACAACGACACATACAGATGAACCCTTTTATTTTCGTGTCTTAGAACATGGAAGCGACATTCACCAAGATGTAAGCAATTTGCGAGATGGGCATTTCCCAGCTAAAACCCAGAATTATTTAGGATTCAGAAGTAGCCCTGGCTTACTTTTTGAACAGAAAAAATTTATTGCCACTTCTATTCCTTTGGTTGGGCGATTAGTCGGAAGAGATGTGCGTCCTCGAAAACAACTTTGGCATAAAATGTTACAGTTGCCCATCTGTGATTTACCAGGAGAAACCCTCAGTCAAGTCATTTGGCAAGTAAGAGCGCAAACAGGCCCACAAGGTACTATTATTCGCCGAACCATCCAATGCGCAATTAATGATATGCGAGAATGTGATGCCTACATAGTGATTCTTAAAGCGTCTTTAGCGAAGGGCTTAGGCGTTCAATTAGAAAATGAAAAGGACAAAACTTTGAGTCGTGACCCAGATGTTAATATTGTTCGTATGCTTGAAGATTTAATGACTTATAAAGCTACACATTCAAGCCATAAAATCAAAGCTGTATATGTGGTTATTTCTGCATGGGATAAACTGAAAAGAGTAGCTGAAAGAGTTGGATTTGACTTACTTGATCCTTATATTGGGCAAAGTGAAATTGAACATTTCGTTTCAGCATGTTTCCCAGCTACATATGCTGCCATCCAAAGCCTTAGAGTTCCAATAGTGAGATATTATCCAACATTCTTTCAAGTAGAAACTGATGATCAAGGCAACGAAATAGTGAGTACAGACCTTGGATTTGAAGACACACCGAAGGTCATGACAAAAGATGTTTTTGACCCGCAAGGTGAATGGTGGCAGAACGCAAGAAAAATCAGTTATAGCGAATTACAGTTTGACAATCTGCTGAATGACTTAATGAAATTAGCTGTGGCTGCTTAACAATGCAGACAGGCAGATTCATAAACAAACTTGTCAATGACCGTCTTGAACATTACCAAACAGAAGGCGTAGAGAACCTTTTAAATCCTAACAATCTTGCGCTTGTGTGGAACTTAAGTAAAGAAGAAGTTGGCGAATACGAAAACTTTTTCCCTAATGATATGGCAATAGCTCGCACAGTCATCACAAATAATCAAGATAGTAGTGGCAGAACAGTACATGACAATGACACAATTATTGTGAAATTTGACGCTTCTGATGTAGAGCGGATACTCCAAATTCTCAATAATACTTTGGATTTAATAGGCATTATGCGTTGGCATCAAGCCAATAATCTTGAATTGAAGAAACCTTTAGCTGAAGTGAAAATATGAGCAAAAAGAAAGCTATTGTTGTATTCTTAATTTTCGTTGGCATAGGCGCAGCTATAGTCTTCTTATTTCCAACATTTAGCATCATGAATATTCCAACATATCTTCAAGATAGTATAACAGAAATTAGTCAATTACCCATGCAGGTGTTAGCTTCCATCGGAGGCGCAATTGCCTCTATAAGCGTGGTTATAGGTAAATTATGGAGCAAACTAACTCAAACTAAACAACAATTAACCCAAGCTGAACAACAAGTACAAAAAGCAGAAAATTTAGTCAACAGTACTCAAAACTACGCTACAGAGCAAATTCAAAACTTAAACAAAACTATAGAAGCCAAAGATAATTTACTTAAAACTAAAGACGAAAAAATCGTAAGTCTTGAAACCCAACTTGCTAATTCTCCTTCTCAACAAGACCTTGAGCAATTAAAATTATATTATGAAGGAGAAGTTAAAGCTTTGCAAAATGAACTTGATAGGCGACCAATACAACAACAAGTAGTGGTGAAGTAAAAATTGGGTAATCGCAAAAATGTTCCAACTAAAGTTGCGAAGAAACTGAAAGAAAAAACACGAAAGAAAAAGAGGTGATGCTATGACTGAATTTGCTGAATTTAAATGTCCTCATTGTGGTCATAAATTCAAAATTCACGCTCAAATTGAATTTGTCTATTTAAAATCCGATGACATTCATAAAGCAGAAGAAATCAAGCAAGCCAAAAAGAGGTAACTTTATTGAAGTGGAAATTTTGGCAAAAAGATGCTTCAAAAGATGAAACCGTTATACAAGTGACAAACACTGTGGCAACTGGAGGAACGGGGAGTCACAAAGACATTTATGTAAAAGCACAAACAAGCCAAAAAGCCTTAGAACTTTACGATGAATTAGAAAAACGAGAGAATCAGAAATGATAGAGGTGATGCCATAATGTGGAACCTCATACTTGGCTTAACAATCATATTTTTCGCAAGCATAGGCTTAGGCTACTTCACAGTAGCATTAATCGACACAAGACACGAAAAGAGGTGATTAATTTACAACCTTTTGACAGATGCGAATGTTGGAAAAGCGTCTGCTCAAAATGTGGATAACTTGGGCTTAATGATAAATTCTGAAAGCCCAATCATCTAGTGGCAAGATGAACCCTTAAAAACTTTTACAGACACAAGAAATGTCCGTGTATAAATGGAAAACTAATGGAAAAATGTCTAAAAGACCTAGGGCAAATGTCTCTAGAAATTGTCGAAAAATATAGAAGGAGCTATCCAAGAACTGCAAAAAAATAGCATAGTGTTATGGAATGAAGGTACATCTCCTTTCTCTCTCTCGGCAAACCAGACCAAACACAAAAAAGTGACAAGTCATGGTTGAAATCCCACCATCTGAACTCGTAAACGTCAACGAATTAAAGGTAGATGGCAACAACCCAAACCGCATGACACAGCAACAGCACAAAGCCCTCAGCGAATCAATAAAACGCTACGGCTTCATCGTGCCCATCATCACGAACAAAGACTTATTGATAGCAGACGGCGAGCAAAGATGGGAAGTAGCTAAGTCATTAGGCATGAATCAAGTTTCAGTCATACGCTTACCCGTAGAAGACGTTGACCGCAGACTGCTAAGACAAGTCCTAAATAAACTGCGAGGCGAACATGAACTACTACAAGATGCTTACGAATTTGATAAAATCATAGCTGCTGGCAAAGAACAAGACCTTAAAGACCTACTCTTAATACATGATGAAACCTTAAAGGCTTACTTAGAAATTGAGCAGAATCCTAATTTAGCCATTGCAAGAGTTAGACAAGGATAGCCATCTTCATTAATGCTTTTACCCTTTAGACCAATAACTCCCATTGGAGAAAACATGTATGTAGTATCAAATAAACCTGAAGCAAGGAAAAATCGAGGAGACGCAGAACATCAAATCATTTATGACGAATCATCTTATCCTACTCTTACAGTAGAAGGATGGTTCTTTCATTCTGATGGAAGAGAATTTAGCTTAAGAGAATATGCACGGATTCAAGATTTCCCAGATACGTTTAAATTCGTTGGGACAAGGAAAACCATTAAACAACAAATTGGTAATGCTATAGATGTTAAAATGGCTGAGCATGTTGCCAAAATGATTCCACAGTCGAATGCTTTAAGTCTTTTTTCTGGATGCGGTGGAATGGATTTAGGCTTTTCAAACGTGAGACATAACATTGTGCTTTCAACTGACTGGGATATCTATTGTGCATATACGCATAAAGCAAACTTCCCTCAAATTCCCTTCATTCTAAAAGACATCCATAAACTAACTAAACAAGACATTCAAGAACACGTAAAAGAAAACATTAACTTAGTTATTGGCGGTCCACCATGTCAAGGCTTTAGCCTTGCTGGACTACGATTTAAAGATGACCCAAGAAACGTTCTCTATAAGCAATTCATGCGAATAATCAGTGAACTAAAGCCTCAATACTTCGTAATGGAAAACGTCATGGGCATCTTAGACTTTAAACAACAAATCTTAGAAGACATGCAAAACGAAGGATATATCGTTGAAGTAAAGATAGTTAAGGGTGAAGAAATAGGGATAAGGCAGAAGCGCCATCGAGTCTTCTTCATCGGTCAACGCTTAGAAGCTATGGACTGAGCTATTAATCTGACATCTTCAACCTTCTTAATGAATGACTTAAGTTCATGTTGCATAACATAAAAGTCATTTAGAATCTGGCAATCACCATAATGCTGACACTTCTTGCATTCTACTTTCGACATTACACACTTCATGACGATCATCTTAAAGTAAGAAGGAATGAAGATGCTTAAAAGCTCAACCATTACTAAATCATCATGAACTGAGTAAAAGTGATTAGAAACAATGGGCTATAATAAACAAGTAACCAACCGCATAGTCGAATTATGGGCTCTAGGCTTCACAGCCGAAGAAACAGTAACAACACTTAAAGACGACCATCCAACCATAAGTCTAGCCACAATCTACAGGCACAGACACAACCTCACAGCCCAACACCTCATAGACGAACTGTTACGTAGACAAGAAAGAGCCATATTCCGAGCAGATACGGACAACCCAGAACTCGGCATGAAATACCGCAACGAACTGCTCAAAATCCTGCTGCCTCAACGCATAGAAGCCATAAGCCGACAAGTAGTGGAACATATAGAAGAGAAAAGAAATGTCACAATCCTCGCAGAATACGTTAACGCCCTTGATTCCGCAAGCCTACGAGATATTCAAGCGTTACGTGCTAGAAAACAAATGGATACCCCACAAGCCAACGTTGAAACAAGCTGAGTTCCTAGCTTTAACTTGCCCCGAAGCATTGTACGGAGGCGCAGCCGGCGGCGGCAAAAGCGATGCCCTACTCATGGCAGCACTCATGTATGTTGACATACCTAACTACAATGCAATCATCTTTCGGCGAACATATAGCGACTTAGCCTTACCTGAAGCTCTCATTGCTCGTAGTATGGAATGGTTAAAGCCCACAGAAGCCCGATGGGACATCAACCACATCTGGCACTTCCCATCTGGAGCAAACTTAGCGTTTGGAAACTTAGAATATGAAAACGACAAATACCGTTACCAATCAGCAGCATTCCAATATATTGCCTTTGACGAACTTACTCAATTCACAGAGACTCAATATCGCTATTTATTCAGTCGGCTCAGACGCCTCGAAGAAAGTTCTATACCTTTACGCATGCGGTCAGCCAGCAACCCCGGCAACATAGGTCACGATTGGGTGAAGAGACGATTCCTCGAAGAAGGAGCAACGCATGGACGAGTATTCGTGCCAGCCAAACTTAATGACAATCCACACCTTGATAGACAAAAATACATAGATAGTTTGAGAGAGCTTGACCCAATTACACGAAAACAATATTTGGATGGCGACTGGTCGGCTCGGCATGGTGGCTCAATCTTCCGTCGAGAATGGTTCACCATCGTCAATGAAGCACCCACAGACCTTCGCAAAGTTAGGTATTGGGATTTAGCTGCAACCAAACCAAAACAAGGCGCTGAACCAGATTGGACAGTTGGAGCATTAATCGGAGAAAAAAACGGCATATACTATGTACTTGACATAAAGCGTTTGCAAGGTGCACCCCCTCAAGTTGAAGCCATAATAAAACAAACAGCACAGTTAGATGTAGCCTCAACCAGAATCTATATGGAACAAGAACCCGGGTCAAGTGGAGTAGCGCAAATTGACTATTACGCAAGGCAAGTGTTGCAGGGCTATAGTTTTTGGGGAGTTAAAACTACGGGTCCAAAAGAAGAGAGAGCAACGCCAGTGAGTAGTGCAGCCGAAGCTGGCAACATCAAACTTGTCAAAGGCACTTGGAACAGTGAATTTCTAGATGAGTTTGAAGCTTTCCCACAGGGAAGCCACGATGACCAAGTGGATGCTGTAAGTGGAGCATTTGAACAGTTACGCAGTCAACCACATATAACTGCTTGGAAGTTTGGATAAAACATTGGCAGAAGAAATTAAGAAAAGCCAAGAAGTTCTCGATGCCTTAAAGAAAAGAATAAACATGAATCTAGAGAGGTAGCGAAAAATGTTTAGAAGCCTAATTCAAAAACTAAGGCAACACAACCACATAGAACCCACATTCACAGCCTCTATTGAAGAAGTTAACCATTTCAAAGCCTTAATCAACAACACATCTTGTGTCGCATGTAATCAGAAAACATTGCAACTTAACCGTTTCGTGCATGCCGTGAAAGGCTGGGATGCTGAAGTATCATGCACCAACTGTAATTTTAATGGTGTGGTTAATTCAACTGGATTCGACTTTAAACAAGTAAGTAGCAAAGGAAAAGCACGAGAATGAGTAGCCAAACTGGTTTCAAACGAATTGGTTTAGCCGATGTTGCTCCACATGGACAAGGCTTACTTATTCCTAGAACAGGCACTGGAGGCGGAGGCGAATTTGGAGCAGACATAACCAATGAACTCCGCACATTCGCCATCACAAGGGAGCCAGTAGCCCACCGCGTAGTTTTCACGGTTGCCCATGACATCTTTGACAATTGGTTTAATCTTGAACTTGAAGGTGAAGAAATAAGCGAGAAAAGCCAACAATTCGATAAACAAGTGCAATTACAATTAACTAAGTTGCGAGCTAAACAAGAATTAATGAGGATGGCAGTTTTTGAACGTGCCTACGGCTACGCTATCATTGTGCTCGGCTATAAAGATGAAGCAAAATCATTAGCTGAACCTTTAACAAACGCCACAGACTTAGTGAGCATCAAAGCCTATTCGCCTACACAAATAGCAAACGTAACTGAAGTAACAGATAAGAATGATTCCCGTTATGGCTTACCTAAACTATATCATATTCAGCAACGTGGAATCGCAAGTCTTAAAGTTCATTATACACGAGTAATTCACTTTGCTACACGCCTTTTAGATCACGATTGGAAAGGCAAAAGCGTTCTCGACCCAATATGGGACGACCTAACAACTTTACGCAACATTCGCTGGGGCATGGGGCAAACCATGTTCCGCTATGGTTCAGGCTTCCCAGACTTAACCTTCACAGGCGCAAACCTCGCAGACATTGAAGCCTACATTGATAGTGGAGCATTTGCCAACTTGTCTGCACGCACCTATTTCGCTCACAGTGAAGACCAAACTTTAGAGTTTAAAGGCTTGCAAGGACGTGCCTTAGACCCTATGAATTATTATTTGCCACCTATGGAACACATTAGTTGTGGCTCAAGCATTCCTTTAGCCATTCTTCGTGGTGTGCAGGCTGGAGCCTTAACGGGTAGCGAAGTTAACCAGCAAGAATATTATGGCTTAATCAGTGATGAACAAAGTGGCTATGAAGAAGGCATGCGAGAACTAATCAAAGCCATTCTTAAATTTAATGGTTTCAGCGAAGATAACATTCCAAATTTCAAGTTCAATTGGAAAGGCGGGTTTGAACTTGACGAAGAAAAGAAAACTAACATAGACTATGTTAAGGCTCAGACTTTACGGATTCAAGCAGAGTGGCATACACGCAATGAGATACGCAAAATGGAAGACCCAAACGCAAAGGATTTATCGGAAGAGCAAGGTGGCAACGAAATCATAGGTAAGGCTCAACCGTTTGAGAAGAAATTGCCATTTGAAATAACAGAACAAGGCGACAGCTATCTTGTCACTGAATTGAAAAAGAAGGTTAAAAGTTAAGATGGGTTACAAATCTAGTATGAAGCCTAAAGTCAAAAAGGGCTTATGGAAAAAAGAGGTTGTGGCAAAATCAATCATCAATCTTTAATTTCTAATCCAAATGTCTAAACTTATTCAAATAGTCTCTGCAGTTGCATCTTTAAAGCGGATTCCAGAAGGTTTCCCACAAGCCATCACCTTCTTCAGTATACATGATGTGTGGCAATTTCACGGAGTATTTGACGAAAAAATCTGCCCAGAATGCATAGATAACAATTTTCAGTTATATCATGGTAATGATTTGCGAGATAAATTTCCAAATCTTGAGATAACAGATATTGATAGAATTGAAGCAAATGTTCATCCTAATTGTAGGTGTTGGCTTTCCAGAATATATGAATAAAAAAGAGTTAGCCAACTTTTTATAGGGCATAAGAATCAAAGTGTGCTATCAAAATTGCTATTTATGTTTTATGCCTAAACTGCTCAAAAACACCTAATCATTTCTATAACGAAGTGAAATCAATATGAAGAAAATAGCGTATGATTGTATAGCCTTAGACCAAGGGCAAATCGTAGAGGACAGCAAGTGCTGTCTAAAAGTCAACGCCATAATTAGTAGAGCAGGCGTGTATCAATATGACGATGGCAAAGCTTTGAAAAGCAAGCAAGAACTACTTAAAGCCACAAGAACAGCACGATACGCCAAACTAACTATTGGCGATCATCCTACAAGTCAAATTATACAATCGCAAAGGGACATTAAAGGTGGCGTGGAAAAACCCTTCTTTGACAGCGGCAAGCTTCGAGCAATCCTCAACTTTGACAAATATGAATTACCAAAAGAAACCATCGACCAAATCCGAGACGCAATTACAAAGAAAACAGGGTTAGACAACAGCATAGGCTTCTATTATACACCAGACTGGACTGCAGGACTAGATAAAGATGTGAACACTGGCAAGGAAGAACACTACGACTATGTGATGCGAGACATAGTTATCGACCATGTAGCAGTCATCACAAAACCTAATGTTTATGGAAGATGTCACTTCCCACAGTGCGGTGTAGGTGCAGACAGCGTTACAGTTGCACGTTCAATGGGTAAAACATTTCCAATTTGCGAAGAAAATGTGAAGGCGTTTGAAATAGACAAGGTTGTTAAGCGAGGCGAAAAATGGTGTGTGGTTCACTGTCATGGTGAAGAAGAAGGAGAAGTGATTAAATGTTTTGCTACAAAGGAAGAGGCTGAAGCTATGCATCGGGCAATTCAAGCTAAAAAACACGATGGATCAGTTCTAGGCGATCAAGATAATCGTCCACCACAAGATTGGTGGGATAATTGCACATCGAAAGCACAAAGTTTTGCAGATGACCCAGATAAATTTTGCGGATGGTTATGGAATCATGGCGATGAATCCATAAAATCAAGTTTTGGAAGTTCAAGCGTATCAAATATTGGAGGTAAACAAAACATGAGTGAACAAGAAACTAGGTATCCTGAGAGAAGTGAAGAGTTCAACAAATGTGTTAAGGAACGCATGGCTGAAGGCATGACTCAAGGTGAAGCAGAAGCTCACTGTCAAGCGGCTACTTTGCCATCTGATGAACCTACGCCGCCAACTGGAGCAGCAAAAATAACTCAAGCACAAGAGGAGCAAGTGGAGAAGACACCACTTGAACGTTGTATTGCAGAACAGATGGATGCTGGCAAAACCGAGGAAGAAGCAACAGAATGGTGTAAGGCAGAACTTGCTGGTGAACATGAAGAAGTTGATTCATTGATTCAACGAAGCGAAATGCTATTGGAAATGAAGGCTCAACGAGACATTGAACGGCAACGAGAATCTCGCAGACACCCCATTTAATTGTTTCACAGTCACTTTCGTGACTCTTTGAGAAGCAGATTAGTCTTCTCCTTAGTGGGCAACAAGCTAAGTTATCAAAATGGGTTGCTCACGTTCCACGCAGGCGTGACTAAAGAAACTGCAAAAAAACATTATAAAAGAGGATTCTATAAATGTCAGAAAACTCAAAGACAATGACTTCTCATGATGCAGTGAAAACGCAACTCGCTAGTTTAACTCTGAAAACTGCTGAACTTGAAAAAGCATTGGATGAAGTTACTTTAGAGAGAGATGCTTTGAAAAAGCAAACTGTTGAACTCGCAAGTGTCATAGAAAACGATTTAAAAGCAGACCTTAAACTACGAATTATAGCTAAAAGCGACTTCTCAGAGAAAGATTTGGAAACAAAAACTGTGCAAGAACTCCAACAGATAGATGAGATTCTATCTACAAGCAAGAAAGGTGGAGATGCAACCTACAAACCCATAAGAGTTGGAACAGCATCCGCATCTGACGCTCGCATGACTGTTGGCAGCCTCTTCGGCAAAACACGAGACGAAATCCTCAAGATGGGAGGCGACTTCTAATGCCCCAAAGATTAATTCAACCCTCAAACGCTATTCTTTATGCTGGGCAACCAATAGTTCAAGAAATGGAAGTTGAAACTACAACTCAATTCTGTCCAGGGAAAGTTGTTAGCGTGGACACTGAAGATTGGCAATGCGAAGTTGCAGGCGATGAAACTACCCCCATTGGAGTGGCAGACGTCCCAAGTGACAAAAAACTAACTGATTACATAACGGAGAGTGCCGCTGGAACTGTGACAGAAACCTTCGCAGCAGGAGATCAAATCAGAGTATTGCGTGGAGACATTGTAGTTAAAGTGATGGCTAAAAGTGGCGAAACCATTACCGTGGGAACAAGAGTTTGCACAGCAGCTAACGGCTTAGTTGTAGCAGGCACAACAGCAGGAAAATGCATAGGTTATAGCCTTGAATCACCAGTCTTGACAGCAAGTTGCAAATGGATTCTCATCAAACTGACAATTTAAGGTGACTATCAATGCAGAATCTTAAACGAATCGGATTAGCAACTGGAGCCTTAACAGACTATGAAGTTAACTATGTTGAAACCCAAATCGTCAAAACCGTGCGACCCCTACTCGTTGGCAGACAATTGATGCCAGCTCGCAACCTTGCACACGCAGGCTTCACAAAATACACATTTTACACTGAGAACGACATGGGACAAGCAACCATTAGCATGACAGGCGAAGAACAAAGCATGGACCTCGTAGACTTAACTGAAGGAAGCGTAAAAATTCCCATAATCAGCAAAGACTACAACCTTCATTGGCGAGATGTTTTAATGCGTAGAAACCAAGGTGAAGACTTAAACACTCAACACGCAGAAAATGCAGCAAGACAAGTGGCTGAAGAAGAAGACAAACTAATCCTATCAGGCGAATACACTGGTTGGCCCGCACTTGGTATTCAAGGATTCACAACTGCAACAGGTAGAAACGAACAGAATGGTGGCGACTGGAGTGCCACATATCTCACTGAAGTTAGCACCGCAAAACAAACATTAAGAGCCTTAGGCTACTATGGACCGTACAAGCTGATTCTCACGAGCACTTGGTATAGTCAACTTGAAGTTTTGATTTCAAACACTGAGAAATGGGCGTTTCAAGCAGTCGGCGAATTAATTGGAGGCGTAGAGAACATTCTCATAAGCGATAACCTTTACGCTGCTGATGGAGACGTTGACAGCGTAGTGCTTGTAGATGTGCAACCTGGCAACTTTGAATTACTTGTAGGCGCAGACATCACAAATTATCTAGCGCAGTTGCCCACTATGAACTATCAAGGCAAAGTTTGGGAAGCCGTTGTACCCGTGATAAAGAGACCCAAAGCAATTGTGGAAATCAACACTTTAACGTAAACTTCGATTAAAACTACGTCTATCTTCCCTTTTTTTTAACCATAACAATTCTATGGAGGTGAATATGACGAAAGTACGCATTAAAAACAATGTTTCAACCTATACATCAAGTGGTAAAACGTATAAGCCGGGCGATATAGTAGAAATTGACGTTGCCGATTTCTGCGATTGGTTCATGGAGAAAATTGAGGAACCACAACCAAAACTTGTTATTCAAGAAGAGAAGCCACAAGAACCCTTACCACATGTTAAGGAGAAAGGAAAAACTGAGACTTCAGATTCTACATTTGTGGAGGAGTCAGAATTAACTTCTTAAAGTTGTGGTGTGCTGGTAAACTTGGTAACTGCCCTCAAGGTTTAAAGCGTTTCCATTTTACTTGCTTGTATTGTCGTTGGCGAAGGCGATTAACCAAAAAATTTGTAAATCCAAGCAATTGGCTTCTTTACACGTTTCCTTGGAAAATTAATTATTACGCTGTTGTTGAACGAAAAACCCATCAAGTTGTTGCTTATCAACAAAATTGGGTTACCTTATACATTGATCCAAGGGGACACTTCACAATGTTGCGTTGCGCCATAATTGTTACATTAGATAAAATTATGAAAAGATTTCGATGGCTAGAGAAGCCGTTGTTTGAGTTCTGCGAGTTCTTCGCTAACTATCCAACTTAGTGAAAAAAGGAAGAATAAACTATGGTAACTGTAACTGCTGACGAATTTCAATCAATTCTAAACCTAAGTGATGGTGAATTAAGTAATGCAAACGCAGAAAACATCTTAGATTGGGCAATCGACAGCCTCAACATCTTCGGCGCAAACCTCTCAAATTTAGGAGGCACAACTCCAAACAAAACATTAACTGTGACAAGCAAACAACGAGGCGCAATATTCACAGTGGCCCGCAAACTTTATTTTGGAGGCTACAAAGGCGTGGAAACAGTAGGAATAAGTGGAGTATCCATAACACAACCAGACTTAATGAGTGATCCTATATTTTTGGAAAGTGTAAGGAAAATTGCGATTCAACTGAAAAGTTTCACGTTTAAAGTTGCTGAAGACACTTCTGGAATTGAATAAAAATGGAGACGGCTGAAGTAATTGCTCATGCAGATGAAGTTTTAGGATTACATAACAATCGGAAGCGTGTGGCTGAGGGACAACGTATTTTTGAATTATTGCCTCAAGGTGAAGGCTCTGGGCTCAATGCTGACATGGTTGATGGTAAGCATGCTAAAGAAATTGTGGAGGAAGCAAGGGAAGGCTTTGTTGTTAAGGCTGTAGGCAGTGGCGGTGGAAGCGGGATGGCTCAGCATGGCAATGAATTTCACACGCCAGATTTTTTGCCTAAAGACGGTTCAGAAGGCATGACAAGCGACCTGTTGCCAGCATCTCCTGAAGTTTACAATATAGGTTCTGATAGCAAACCGTGGCTTCGTGGATTTTGGCAAGGACGCAACACTGTTCTTGACATGCTTGGAAAACTTATTGTAGGTGGTAAATTTCCAACAGGGCATCCACGTTATACTGGCGAAGAAGCGGTGCCCTACATTGACTTTTATTGTGAATATCCAATTGGAACAAAAACTGCAAGATACATCATCTCAAACTATTATGGTTCGTTAACTTTCAGTGGGATTTCTGCAGATGAATTAACACAAATTGACATGATGGGATTTGACTTTCCATCCACTACCTTTTTTGTTGCTTCTCACTTTCAGCCAGCGTACGAAGGTTTGGATTTAGGGTCACCTTTACATCCCGTTTTTCCCGTTCGTTGGAGAGATGTGGGAATTCAACGTTATACTTTCATGGGCAAAACTGAAAATGGTTTACCAACAGCCGATGAAACAATGCGAGGAGTTATGATTAGAGTTGAAGGTGCAGCAGGAGTTGCCGATAAATTATATTGTTGCATGAAAAAAGCGGATAATACGTATGCCTGGATTCAAGTAGCAAGTGGATAAAAATAAATGACCACAAAAATCGGTTGATGTGAGAAATATGCCTAACGTAAAGAATGGGAGTTGAATATATGGCTGAGTTTAACACTGTAGTCACTAATACGCTGATTAGTAGTGCATGGGCAAACGCTATTCTTGACCACGCGTTTGAGAAACCATGCAGTTTCATTGTGAGAAAAAAAGACAGTTACTATGAAGCCATAAATGGGTCAACGGGAAAAATAGATTATGGTGGCTCTGGAAATGCTGGTGGAGTGAGTGGAACAAACGCTTCAGCAGTGATACAAGCGACAATAAACGCTTTGACGAGCAGAGGAAAAATATTCATTAAAGCTGGAGTATATGTTATTACATCTCCAATAATTATAAAATCTGATATAGAAATATTTGGTGAATGTGCGGCAACTTACTTAATGGCTGGTGGAGCCAACCTAGACATTATATCGAATTCCTCTCAATGCGTTCGGGTTAACCTGCATGATTTTCTTATTGATGGGCAACTCTATAATAATATAAATGCAATAAATGCAATCCTTGCAGCAAGCAAAATTTTCTTTTTACATATTATGGATTGTACAGGGAGTGGGATTCAACTTAAATCTGCAGGAAGCTCTTGGGGTTCTAGAAGTTTTGAAACCGATATTTTATTTAATAGAATAATAAACTGTAGAACTGCGGGAATTAATCTTCCTCAATATAGTAGTGACAATATTATTTTCGGAAATTTAATCGATGGTGCTTCCTCGGCTGAACCAACCATTCGTTCCACTTGTGGAATTTCGATAAATCATGGAAACTTTGTGGCTTATAATCATCTGTATGATAATAAAAATAATATTATCGTAAGTGCACCAAACGTAAGATTAGTTGATAATTATTTCGATAGTTCTCAAGAACATGGAGTTATCCTTTCAAGTGATTCTGCGATAATTGGGGCTATTCATATAGTCAACAATAGATTTTTAAAACAAGGAATTTTGGGTGGAAATAACAATCTGTATTCAAGTATTTATCTTAGTGGAACTAATGCTATAACAAATGTTGAAATTATAGGAAATTACTTTCAATGTGAAGAAACCGACAAACCTAAACATCATATTGAAGAAAATAGGATTATTTTAAATTCGAATTACGTCCTCAACAATTTCATCCAAGATTCTACGGGTTCAGGACCTATTTTAAAGAATAGTTCTTCAACTACCAGAATTTTTAACAATATCGGTTATGTTACTGAGAACAGCGAAACCGCAATAGGAACTGGAGCACAACAAATAATTGCGCATGGATGTGCCTTCACGCCAACAGATGCGAATGTTGTTTTAAGCAACATTGACGATGGAGCCAACCCATACATTTCAGGGACACCAAATGCTACTAACATTTACGTTACAGCAGTTAATACCAAAAAATATCGTTGGGAAGTAAAAAGTTAAAGTGACAAAAATGGAACGGTAAAATGCAATGGGAGTTTAAAAAATGGATGTTGCTCGTTGGGATATAGGTCGATGGGACAGATGCAATTGGGACATTATTAGTGTTGGCGAATGGAGCATTGTTCTTAAACGATTAAAAAACATCTCGATAGTGTATCCACCTATCCCCGTGGACGGTGTCATCGACTGCATCGTTGATAGCGTAGGAGATGAAGCACGGGTAGATGTTTACACTGATCATTGGCAACAATTGAAACGCCAAAAAAATATTCCAACACCTTATCCTCGCATCCTCGTTGATGGCGATGTTGACTGCATCGTTGACAGCGTTGGCGATGATGCTCGCTTAGATGTTTACTCGGATATTTGGCAAGACATGAAAAGAACATTAAAGAAGGTTTAACCATATGGCTGGAATTAAACATAAAACTAGGGCTGCGGGAACCAATATTAAAACTAGTGCTGTTTGGGCTGAAGACCATGAGATTGAATCTGGGGCTATTCCCACTGCGGGTTTAGCTGATGGTTCAGTTACGACGGCGAAGCTTGCTGACAACGCTGTAACTTCTGAGAAGATTGCACCTGACACTGTACTTGCAGTCGATATTGCCCCAAATGCTGTGGGCGCTAGTGAGTTAGCTGATAACGCAGTTGACACAGCAGCCATCCAAGACAATGCAGTAACTAACGCTAAAATGGCAGATAACAGCGTGAACACAGCAGAACTTGTAGACAATGCGGTGACTAATGCTAAAATGGCTGATAATTCAGTGAACACAGCAGAACTTGTAGACAACGCAGTTACTACAGCGAAAATAACTGATTTAAATGTGACTTCAAGTAAACTTGCTGAAGGTATTGGACATGTATGTACAAACTACATTATTTATAAAAAGGATTCAACCTATTATGCACGAAATGGCGCAACTGGAGCCATAGACTATTCTGGAACCAATGAAACGACTGTTGTTCAAGATGTAGAGAATGTTGTTGATGACACTGGTGGAATCATTTACCTCAAAGGCTTTCAATTGCCTTCGGGAGTTTTCTTATCAAGTAATGTCATGGTTATAGAAGAGTATCAAGGTATTCAACACATTTATGCACTTGACAAAGACCTTGAACGAACACCAAAAGGAACAGATTTTGTCTTCATGAAAACAACAATTTTCAGTTATTCTGGTTCACTTTCAGGTCGATTACAACAAAGAAATTATCCTTCCGCAATCTATCGTCAAACCTATCTAAAAACTTATTTTGTTTGGGAAGATAATGCACAAGACATTTATATTAAAGCCTATAATCACATGACAGAATCGTGGGGTTCAAGTTACAAAGTTGCAGATTCACCTCACCTCACGGATGCAGATACGCCCCCAAGCATAGGAATTCTTCCAAATGGTAAACTAATCGTTTTTTATGGTTGCCATTCAGATGAACCTATATATTACAAGATTTCGCAAAATGCCGGGGATGAATCATCATGGGGGGAACAGTTAAATCTTCCCGTAATAAATATGGGTTGGACATATCCTCAAGTTTCAAGCTTTGCTGACAAACTTGTGCTGGTTGCGAGAGATTCAGTTAGTAGTAGCCAAACTCGTTGGATGAAAAATACAACAGTGAACGGCACAACTTGGACGGGTTGGATTGATTTCATAAATTTCGGAGCAGGCATATTCCCATATTTTACCACATTAAAGCAGGGCAAATACATGATTACAGGTGGAAGCAAATACACATATGTAAGTGAAGCCAGAGAAAACTTCTATTTTGCATTTTCGGATGACGAAGGAACAACCTGGAAAAAGGCAGATGGTACAGTTCTCACGCTTCCCTTGGATGAAGCCCAAACATTAGTTGCAACAAGTGCAACTGTAACAATTGGTTTGACGCCCGTTTTGGATGAATTAAATAGACCATTGTTAAGTGCCAAAAAACAGGTCAATTGGAATGACCCAACGATGACGGTAAAAGTTTTACAATATTCTAGTCCTTTGGGTTTAAAAGGTTTCTGGGTTCTCAACGATATGACAGATATGGCTAAAAACGTCTTAACTTTTCATGCCTATGCTTTTCCAGAATTTTTTATTAAGGATGGTATTGTCCAAACTATGGAACGTCATCAGACAGATTACAGACCAGTTTTATTGAGGAGAGCAAATGGTTATGATTCACGTTTTCAAGAAGTTTACCATGATTCTGAAGCTTTATCATATTCAGAGGTTTTCTTTCCTATGCATGTGGCAAATGCCTATCAAAGTAAAACACCGATTGAAATCTTCTATTTTGTAGCGGAAAGTGCATCTTCATTTTTGTTTATAGCTTTCAGTTCAACATTGGAGAGGTAACTAAATGGACTTCAAGAAGATAGTGGGAGATATTTTACAAAATTTTAAAGAAGAACCTATGATATGCCCTGTTGACGGCTTACTTCTTGAGCGGAAAGATGCGAATAGTATTATTTCCGATATTTTTTATCAGTGTCCGAAATGTGGGGTTGTAAATTTTAGTAAATCAAGTGTGCTTAGCGAAAAACAACAAAAAGAAGCTATGAAAAGATTAGGTATCAAACCATAAGAGAACACAATAATGACTTTGAGTTTTGATGTTACTCGCCGAGCTTTATCGCTTGGCGATGCAGATTCAGTTACTGGATGGTATGCTAAAACCTTCACTGAATCCACTATTGAAATGATTATTCGCCCAAAAGGCTCAACCTTCATGTTATTGGGCATGGGCTTCTATTCACGTTATGCGCAGACAGGCTACACACAAGACCCTGTAGTTGAAGGTGATGAAATCAAGGATGTTCAAAACATGTATTATGAAATTAAAACCATAGAGGAACATTATTTAGGCGACAACTTTTTTTTTCGTGAATGTGAACTCGTAAAGCTTCCCATTCATTATGACATGCCCGCAACTTACGGCACAGCCCCAACAGTGCAAGATCCTAGACAGAGAAGTAAGGTCTGGTTAGACGATTATTTAACTGCTGGCAACCTTACGAAAGACGACAACTTAACTCCAGCATTATACATTACTTGTTGGGCTGACCCGCCCTATCCCATAGAAAAAGTGCTTCTAACAAAAGGCGTTGACCTCGTATTTTCTATAGCTACGCCTACAAGTGAAGGTTTACCTGTTGGAGTAGGTTATATTGAACATGTACCCATCAGCATCTTCACCATTGACAAAACAGGAATCACAGGGAATAAATTACGGTGGAAGGGTGAAGCTGAACTCCGACGTATAGCTGAAACAAAAGCAACTGGCAGTTTAAGGTCACCTTGGGAACGCATGAATAATAATGAGCAAAATCTAGGTTCCACAACTTTGTACTCTGTTACTTATGTGTTGCCGTATAAGAGGTATGCGTGATGTCATTAACTGGAGTTGGCACAGAAAAAGTTGTTGGACGAATCACTCATGTTTACATTGGTTATGATGCTACACATGGAGTTGACATAAACAAAGGCATCCTAGAATTTACATACAATAGAAAAAAAGAATTAACTCGCATTCCAACAGGCAGCGCAGTAGCAAGTGTCGTGCAAGATTTAGGTGGAAGCTCTTTCGAGTGGAGCTTGCGTTTTCTAAGTGATTGCCGACAAGCCTTTTTCGCAACTGATGTTCAAGTGGCTCCTGGTAACCAATATGCCATGATTGACAATGGTTTCTCCAATAAAATCGAGTATTTTAAGATTAAAGTGGCAATTGAAACAGCAGAAGGCGTTCCTTATGTTCGCACCTACACAATAACGAATGGTTACTGCTTACGAAACAGAGCAGTCATTGGAAGAGATGATGACGCTGAATATGAGTATGAAGGTGAAGCTGACTACATTAGTTATGCGGATGCTGCAACATGAGTACCATAATTAAACAAGACCTTGAGCTATTACCTGAGCGAATAATGGATATTGCATGGGAAGTTATTATTCAAAAAGTAACGTTGGCAAAGGGATTAGCTCAAGTTAATGTGTTAGTTGATACAGGCTCGCTTAGGGATAGTATAAGAGTTGAGCGTGGTGGGGAGGGAAAGAATTGGCGACAAATTAAACTTCGAGCAGGAGGGTACATAACTAATCCTAAAACAGGACGACTTGTTGACTATGCCATTTTCGTTGAAGAGAAACATCCTTTTTTACGACCAGCCATTCTTGAAGCATTTTCTGATTATGGACGAGAAACTGATGCTAATGTTATTAGTAAGGCACAGCCTCAAATTGAAACGCATTGTTGGAAAATATGGTTGAATGAAAAATGAGTTCAGAAACTCTTGATTACATAATAAATTTAGAACTTGGTGCAAACTGCTATAGTGAACTTCGCAAGCTTGAAATAAGCCTCTTTCGCATCCTCGGTTACATTAGACGCTTAACGGGAAACGAAAACGTAGAAAACGCCATAGTTGCAATTCAGCGCCTCATCACTATTATTCGCATGGCACAAATTGCCATACGATCATTACAAATTGCGTCTGGACCAATCGGTTGGTTGTATGCCGCCACAACAGTTATTGGATTAGGTTTTGCAGTTGGTGAGAGCATGGCAATGGCAGAGGTTCAAGGCAGTTGACCCGGCCAGTTTATAAAGTGGAAATTTGGGAGCCTGGCGGTGGCTCTGCTCTTCACTCCATTACGTCAGAAGCTATTTTGGTTGCAAGCAAGGAAGCTTTGTCTGATAATGTTGGAAGCTTCACAGTTGTGTTGCCTCTTCAAGTTAGTGGTGCATGGAAGTATTATAATGTTGATTTGCATGACATCGTGAAAATCTGGTATGGATACGATACCATAAGCGGAAACCCGAATTTCGTTGGCAGAGTCACCGATATTAGTGCGCCCATTGACAGTGGTGACCCTTCTGTTGGTTATACGAGGCGAATTACGGGTTTAGGCAATGGCGAAGTTTTGCTTAGGCAATTGAAGACTAATAAGATTTGGCTTGCTACAGCAGTCAGCACTATTGCGAGTGATTTAATAGATGACTTACCCCCTCTAACCAAAGACATTGACCCCACTACTGATCCCCCCTTAACTATGAATTATGAAGTGGACAGCAAAACCTACTTTGACATTCTAAGGGAAATAAGCGACTATTGGGTTGACGCAAGCAACCAAGTGAAAAGAGATTTTTGGGTTAACTGGAATAACGTTTTCAAATGGAAAAGTCGCCCAGTTAGAACTGGGGGTGTGGAATCCTTTGATGTCACTTCAAATGTTAAAAGCTACAAGGTATTACGTAACATTAGTTCTGTGTTTAATAACATCAAAGTTTATGGACGCTATGGCACAATCGCTGTGCCAGGCGATAATGGCCGCACTGAACCATCAAACATGGACGCATGGACTTATAATAATGGTTGGATAGCTGACTATGGCACCTATGAACCAGATACGGTAAGTAAAATGGTAGGCGCGGATAGTCTTAAAGCAAAAAGTGACAACTGGGGCGTAGTTGACGTTCAACATCGTTCCTTAATCCGCTATAACTTAGCCAATCTGGTTTCTGGATATGGCAAAGCTAAATACTTAACTCTCAACTTCTATTATCGCAAGACAACTTCAGTTGCAACAAGACAACTTCGCCTTTATGCGCCAGATGCTTCCAACTATTTTTATTTGACACTTGCGGATGCAGCTGCATGGGCGTGGCAAAGTTATCAACTTGGCGAAAACCAAGAATACGACGCAACAAAAAACCCTTCAGGCGTATGGTATAAGAATGTTGGTGGTTCGCCTAATTGGGCAGCACTTTCTTGGCTTGCGTTTTACTTTGAGAATCCAGCAGGTGTTGGCTCCCAGTGGTTTGACTATGGAATAGATGGACTCTATTTTGGTCATGGACGTTTTCGCTCCACAGTTTCCAATTCCGCAAGCATAAACACTTACGGTCAACGAGATTTAGAAGTGGTTGATGAACGCTTAAGTAGCGACTCTGACTGCCAGAAACGTGGGGAAACAATGCTTTACCAAAGCAAAGACCCAGCAGTTCAGGTGGAAATGACTGTGCCAGGTAACACTAACGTTTTAATTGGGGACCGCTTATCATTAACGATTCCTTGCGAAAATATTTCGTCAACTAGTTTTGATGTTCTCTTTGTGCAACATGCCTTGGGAAATAAGCAGTTTTTAACAACGTTTACAGGTGTTAACAGCGTGAATGTTCGGCATTCTGTTGAGGAGTCCACTTTTCAAATGATTAGTGATTTAAGGCGGGCAATGCGGGAGATAGCAGCAGATAAACTCAAGTCAAAACTTTAGTTTTACTAAGTACATGCCTCTGGTTTTTGCACTCTATCTTCTATGTTTAATGTAAACGAATGCAAAATCACTATTTCTTTTCCACAATGAGGGCAAAACAGCTTTTTAGTCATTTCATCAATCCTTGAATTCTTCCATGATTTTTTGCACTATAAAATCTATTGTTATTTTGTTTCACCAAGTATAAATTTTCCGTTAGGATTTTTCAGATTTTTTACATTTTCGTAAACGCCTGTATTCAATTTGAAACGCTTATCTTTACAGTAGTCAATTGCCCATTGCAATACTTTAGTAGCATCGTTGCCTCGATGCACAATAATGTCATTTATTGTTACTACATATCTATATTTCCTTCGTTTATCAGAACTTACTTCCATAAAACATTTCACCCCCTAAATGCTTCCATAATTTGCGTAACTATATAATCTTCTGTTGCTTCTGAAGAACCTTCATATGGTATGGTGACAACTCTAACATTGTGACGTTTAGCTAACAGTTCTCGTATGGTTTGGTCTCTGTCTTCTCTGCCCCGGTGCACTTCACCATCGCAGTATATAGCTAAGTTTTGCTGTGGAAAATAGTAGTCTGGCGTTGTGTTCTGTAAACAAAATTGGCGCTGAACTTCTGGATGCAAGCCTTTTTCTGTCAACTTAACCAACACAGCTTGCTCCATCTTGCTCACAGGCACTTTCATATGGGCAATTCGATGCTCCCACTTGTCTTTTGGCTTAATGATTGTGGGCTCTGGCTTTTTCACTATGGGAACTGGTTTCACAACGGGTTTCTGCTGAGCATTCATCAAACACGAAGGACATAAGTTTTCGCCTTTGTACTCTGTGGTTTCTCGACTAGCCATGAAACAATGACTACATTCTACGAGTGGTCGCAGTGCAAGCCTTGCACTAGCAAGTTGTTCTGGTTCAAGTTGTTTTGTTTCTTTTGGCAAATAGAGGTAAACCCATCTTTCGCTAAAGCCTGTTTTTTCTGCAATTTCTTTCGGATTCCAATTTGTTAGTTCCTTCAGTTCTTTCAACCACTGCGTTTTTTCCACTGCTGATACATTGCGCCTACAAAGGTTAATGTTCATTCTTGCCAGTAGAAGTTGCACTGTATCTGTGATATTGTTGAGTTTGATGCTGAATTCTTCGCTCCATTTAGGGTCTAAGGTTTGTCTGTGGAAACCGTCTATGATGTTGCCATGTGCATCTTTTATAATGGGCACTAAGCGTCCAAGCTTCGCAACAGATTCTTCTAAACTATGTTCTTCACTCATTTTATCATCACATCAGTTTCTGTCAATAGTTCTTTTAATTCTTTAAATTGCTCATAAAGAGCAAGTTCAATTAAATAATTGATTTCGTCTCTTAGTTTTTGGTCTTCAATTTTTAGAAGTCTTCTCTTCAATTTCGTTAACGGCTTCATTTTTGTTCGCTTCCAAACCATTTTTTAAACCATTCCATAACTGCTTCAGACCATTTTTGATCATAAATTTCGTTGTATTCCTGCATTTTTTCTTCTTCTTCTGTTAATTTAACTTCAAATGGAAATTCTTTTTTGGCATCCTCCATTATTCCTTCTAATGCGCTTCTCAAATTATTGAACAGAGGCACTTTAAAGTTTGTATACTTTTGACATGGTAATAGCAAATCTTTTATTCGTTTTTTGATTTCGCCTATGTCTTCTGTCATGTTCCAAACCACTTCTTTAAAGAGATATATAATTCCATTAGTTTTTTCCACTCTTCAAGGGGGATTCTAACCCATTCCTTATTGCCACATACATCATTACAATATGTATGCATTTCTATGTATTTTGGCATTGTAGAGAAAATTTCTCTTTTGGCATCCTCAATCATTTCTTGTGTTATATGTGTTGGAACTGTTGCAATCAATTGCCAATCTTCTCGACTTGCTTGAGCAATTCGTTTTTTGAATAGTCCTTCATTCTTACTCATTTAGATTTCTCCTCAAATCTCCTTAAAACAACCGTGCCTTTCTCTCTATCTATAGCAACAACTTCCCAATCTTTTTGTTTCATTGCATGTTCAATGTAAAATCTAATTACACCGTCAAAAAAAAGCACTATATATTGAAATTCGCCTTCATCATCACTCATGGTTTATTCATCTCCATATTCGATGTTTTTCACTCACCCATTCTGAACCATCATATTCTTCAATTTCAAATTCGATGTTATCAGGAATTTCAACAATTTTCAAAGTTGCATGTTGCCCATTAGCTTTAGTCCCCATCTCTTCAATAACTTTAATGAGAGCTGGGCAAGTTCTAATTATTGGGTTTTTGTAAGCGCAATTATGGTCATCTATCAGAACTTTTCCGTTTTCTCTCGGTATCTCACAAAATTCACAATGGTTCTGTCTAGCTTTTTCTCCGCTTCCCCAAATTTTAATGCTAATTGACTCGGAATCTTTGGAGAAGTATTCATTTTCTGGAATCCACTTTGTATGCGAGCAACCTATTTCAACAATTTTCTTCTGTGCTTCTATGCTTAAACCGAATCCACCGAAATCTGAGTTTATTACAACTTTCATTTTTATTTCATCTCTTCCGTTTAATTATCCACATTTTATCGTTTAGAATGGAACCATCAACTACAATAGTGATGCCGAATAATCTATCTAAGGTGTGAATATCTTTTCTGTTTGAAATTTGTTTGAGTTCTTCAATGATTTTTTCGTTGCTTGTTGGTGTCAAATGAATTTCGGTAAGTTCCCAAAAGCCTTTTTGCATTTCGTTTTCTATATCCTTACGCAATTTAGTTAACAAATTCCTCATTTTATTTCATTCCATTATGATTTTATCATAGTTCCTTCCATTGGCCATTACTCTTGTATTCGCCAAAGCATCCGTAATCACAAGTTCCATTAGGACACTTGTAAATTCTATATCGTGGCGATTGATCATTTATTAAAATCCCTTCAGCACCACATTTTTTACACTTCATTTTTTATTTCATCTCTTGTATAATTTTGTCTATTTGTTCTCTTAACTGTATCAGTCGGTCACGCACATTCACGTGGCTTCCAACAATAGCGTGGCTTACGTTTATGCGCCAATGACTCATTTTGCCAGCTTGAATTCGCTCTCCATTAAACTCTCTAATTAACGTGTTTATTTTAGCGTAGTCTTCTGGGCTAAGCCATTTTGTAGCCCGCACAATAATCCAGTTGCCTTCGGCTTCAATTTTGAGAGTATCTTTGAAGCCTTCCAATCTTTGCGTCACATCCTCAACAGAAACCATCTTCACATCACCTCTTTTTGGTATTGTTGACAAGTGGCGCATCCATGTATGATGCGGTGGAGACACCAAAACCGAAAACAAACCCTAAACACTATTTTTCCCACCATGCTTTCCGAATGGTTTTGAGAAATACTGGAATCCCTAATCTGCTTAGATGCCAATGTAAAGCCATTACTTCTTGTCGGCTTGGTTCAGGTAGTTTGCAATTTTTTGAATCGTAGCCAAGCCATATCATTGTTGGGTTGATGTCTTTGGCGTATGTAATCATTTCGTCTAAGTGGAATTTGAGAACTGGCTCTATTGTTAGCATTTTTGGTTGATGTTTCAAATCTCGTAGTGCTTGGTATCTGAAAAGTGGTTTTGGAGCTTTGGAGATTTTACTTGTTATTTCAAAATCATCTGTTTCTATTGTTGTTCCTATGATTAAGTTTTCTGGGAGCAGGCCTTCAAATTGTTTGAAATAACTTGGATTTTTGCTTTGAATTAAGAATGTTCTTGTTTTCCAAGATTCAATGAACTCAAGCTGTTGACAAAAATCTTTTGGTTCGGCGAAACTAACATCTGCACATGAATTAGCAAAGATAAATTGCATGTAACGAGTTTTAGGCATTTTTTGAAGCAATCTATCTTTGTGCCAATGCGGTTCATAACTCAAACATTGTGGGCATTTAGAAAAGCGTTTAAGTTGCTGTTGAAAAGAACGAAGACAATAAACACAGTGAAAATCACAACCGACAAAAGGATTCCATTGCTTAACCGATAACGGATACATGTTTTTCTGCATGTCTAAGATTCCTTCCCTCTTCATATTCTCACTTCACTAGGCGTTTTCTTCCAATTAAATGAGGATTTTTTCTATGTGATTTCTCTTGTGGGGGTCTTCCATACTTACCGATCTGAATGGCTAATTCTAATGGCATTCTTTCTATTGT